TTATTTTAGGATATATACATTATGGAAAAATACTATTGGTTAAATGAAGACTCGCGCAAGTTTCTTGAGCGAGGATATTTGAAAGAGGGTGAGACAGCAGAAGAGAGAATCTCTGTTATTGCAAAGACTGCCCAAAAAGAACTAAAGATCAGAAACTTTGCTAAGAAGTTTGAAGAATATATGTCCTATGGATGGTATTCATTATCTTCTCCTATCTGGGCAAACTATGGACTTAAAAGAGGTTTACCAATCTCTTGCTTTGGTTCTTATGTAGATGATACACTTGAGGCAATTCTCACAAAGCAAGCTGAGATCGGAATGATGACTAAAATGGGCGGAGGTACATCTGGCTACTTTGGTGATCTTCGAAGTCGTGGCTCGGAAATCTCTTCTGGTGGTAAATCAAATGGTCCGGTTCATTTCATGGAGTTATTTGAATCCGTGACAAATGTGGTGTCTCAATCAAATGTTCGCAGAGGTTCCTTTGCAGCTTATATGCCAATCGAACATAAAGACATTCTAGAGTTTCTTCAGATTCGTGATGATGGTAATCCAATCCAACAGTTGTCAATCGGTGTAACTGTTTCCGATAAATGGATGAAGAGCATGATCGATGGTGATAAACCAAAACGTAAGATTTGGGCTAAGATAATTCAAAAGAGATTTGAATCTGGTTATCCATACCTATTCTTCTCTGATACAATGAATAACGAGGCGCCCGATGTATACAAGGATAAGAAGATGAAGATACATGCTTCTAATCTTTGTTCAGAGATTGCACTATCATCAAGTAATGATGAATCATTTGTGTGTAATCTTTCATCAATGAACCTTCTTCATTATGATGAATGGAAAGGCACCGATGCCGTTGAGGTATTAACATTCTTCCTTGATGCTGTAATGTCGGAATTCATTCGTAAAACAGAAGGCATGCCATATATGGAAGCACCCCGTAATTTTGCTAAACGCCAGAGGGCATTAGGAATCGGTGTTCTCGGATGGCATTCTTATCTGCAATCAAAGATGATCCCATTTGAAAGTTTCGAAGCAAAGACTTTGACTGGTCAAATCTCTTCATTGATGAAACAAGAATCTCATCTTGCTTCTAAAATTCTAGCAGAAGAATATGGTGAGCCTGAACTATTGAAAGGATACGGTCGTAGGAATGTAACTACTCTGGCTGTTGCACCGACTACATCAAGTTCATTTATCCTTGGTCAAGTATCTCCAAGTGTTGAACCATTGAATTCTAACTACTTTGTGAAAGACTTGGCAAAGGGTAAGTTCACATATAAGAACCCTTATCTTGAAAAGACACTTGAATCTCATAAGAAAAATAATAGAAACATTTGGAAATCTATTCTCACAAATGGTGGCTCGGTTCAGCACCTTGAATTCTTAACTGATGAAGAGAAAGGTGTGTTCAAAACCTTTGGAGAGATTTCACAGAAAGAGATTATAATACAAGCATCTATTCGTCAAAGAAATACCGACCAAGCACAATCAATCAATCTAATGATCCACCCAAAAACCCCAGTCAAAGAAGTAAATCAATTACTCATCTTTGCTTGGGAACAAGGAGTGAAGACACTTTACTATCATCGTGGGACTAATCCTTCACAGGAATTGTCTCGTAATCTACTCAACTGCAGTTCTTGCGAAGGATAATGATCAAAGAACTACAATACTGTTGCCATTGCAAATCACAATACACTGTTCAATATAGAGAACAAGATGTCGATGAAGATTTGGTTCCATTCTATTGTCCGTTTTGTGGAGTGGAAAACTATGGCGAAACCGATTTAATTGATGAGGAAGAATATGAATAAATAACTCCATGTGGAGTTATAAAGATAAAAAATTTACAACCGAGATGATCGGTGATAATATAGGCTTTGTTTATATTGTTACTGATACTGTTTCGGGCATGAAATATATCGGAAAGAAAGGATTCTTCTCAAAGGTAACCAAGCCACCATTAAAAGGTAAAAAACGTAAACGTAGGTCTATTAAAGAATCCGATTGGCAAGTTTATTGTGGTTCAAGTGAGTCTGTTAAAACTCTTGTTGAAGAAAATGGTTTAGATCATTTTGAAAGAGAAATATTGCATCTGTGTAAGAGTAAAGGAGAAATGAGTTATATTGAGATGAGAGAACAGATCACAAGAGATGTTTTATTGAAACCCGATGAATATTTGAATGGTTTTGTTGGTGGTAAAATCCATCGAAATCATCTGAAAAATCTTTGGATTGAAGAATAAAAAGATTTGACAAGTGATGGATATATGATATAATCAGTAATGATTCAAAATAATAGAAATATCACAAAAATACATTATGATTATAATTGATTACTCAGCGATTGCCATTGCGGCAATCTTTTCACAAGATCGTCCTCAAGATATTGAAGAAAGTCTTATTCGCCATATGATTCTTAATCGAATTCGTATGTACAATCTTAAGTTTCGCGAAAAATATGGAGAGACAGTCATCGCTTGTGATGGTGGATCGTGGCGAAAACAAGCTTATGCTCAATACAAATCTGGGCGCAAAAAAGGTCGAGAAGAATCACCACTTGATTGGAAAGAGTTTTTTCGTCTAATCAATATGATTCGTGATGAACTAAGAGAGCATTTTCCATATCCAGTTGTATGTGTAGAGAATGCAGAGGCTGATGATATCATTGCTGTTCTATCAAAATCTACTCAAGAGTTTGGAAAGAATGAACCAGTTGTTATTGTATCAGCAGATAAAGATTTCTTACAACTACATCGCTATTCTAATGTTAAACAGTTCAGCCCAATGAAACGTGATTTCATAAAAGTTGATGATCCACTATATTATAGATTTGAACATATCTGTAAGGGTGATAGTAGTGATGGTGTTCCAAATGTTCTAAGCCCAGATAATACATTTACAGATGGACTTCGTCAAAAGCCAATGCGTGTTAAGAAGATTCAAGAATGGTATCAAAGTAAAGATAATCTAGAGGCTATTATGGAAACAGAAACCTTACGTAACTTCCATCGTAATAGAGAAGTCATTGATCTTGATTATATTCCAAAGGAAATTGTAGAATCTATTGAAAAGGAAACTAACGTAGAGAGATCGAAGACTAAGAAAAGTATCCTTAATTATCTCATTGCCAATCGGTGTAGCATGTTGGTAGAAGCCGCACCAGATTTTCAAACTAAATAACAATACTATGAAAACACTACACGAAATATTCACTGAAATTCAAGATTCACCCACACGTGCTGAACGCCAAGAAATCCTAAAAGAAAATAATTCTTTTTCACTTCGAACAATCCTTCAATTGAATTTTAATAAAGACATTAAACTTGAACTTCCAACTGGTAAGCCACCATACACTTGTGATGAAGAACCATATGGTAAACCAGAACAGAAGATTAAACAACTTGGTAAATGTGCCGTAGGGTCTGGGACAAATTCTATAAAGAAGGAAAAGATATTCATCGAAATCGTTGAAAGCTTGACTGAAAAAGATGCCAACATTGTATGCTTGGCTAAAGATGGAAACATAATGAAGGAATACTCTCGTGTATCCGAAAGCCTTGTGAAGTCTGTATTTCCTACACTAGTAAAATGAAGGAATACGAATTGAGAAGAATCATTGATGATCTTAAAAGAGAAATCTTATTACTCAATAAAAAGATTGCAACAATCGATGAAAGACACTATAAAGAGGATATTAAAAATTTGACAAATAGTAAATAAAGTATATATTATATACTATGAATATATTTGCCTTATCTCCAGTACCAGAAGTTGCCGCTAAGTGGCATTGTGATAAGCACGTGGTCAAAATGATTCTTGAATCTGCTCAAATGCTATCGACAGCCCATCGTATACTTGATGGTAAAGAATCTAGAAGACCTTCAGTCTCTGGTAAGACAATGTCAAGATATTGGGAATTATCCGATGAAAGAGAAAGTAAATTATACAAGGCTGTTCATATGAAACATCCATCTACACTATGGACGATGGAATCTCATCTGAATTATAAATGGCATTATGATTTATTCAAATGTCTATGCAAAGAATATACCTATCGATATGGAAAGATTCATGTATCAGAATCTAAACTTCTAGATATTCTAAAAGATACACCAAAGAATATTAAGAAATCCTATATGACACCCTTTGCTCTTGCGATGGGTTCTAACCCAGAGTGTATGGATTATGATGACCGTATTGGTTCATACCAAAAATTCTATCAAACAAAACAACATAGATTCTCAATGACTTGGAAGAGCCGAGAAATACCACATTGGTTTAAAATCCATAAATAAGACCTTATGACATACGATTACTATTGCAATAAATGCGACAAAGTGTGGGAAGAATCCCATTCAATTGATAACAGAGATAAACCTGTGGGAAAGCCATGCCCCTGTGGAGATGGCGGTACAGTTAAACGAGGTGTATGTGCGCCAGGGCTATCTTATGAAGGGTCTGTATCAACTATTAGAAGAGCGGGATCCGAGTGGAATGATGTCTTGAAGGGTATCAAGAAGGCTGGCGGCAAAAAATCAAATATTGACCACTACTAATATGAAAAGGAATAGAAAAAATATTAAAGGAAAAATAGAAAGAAGAGAACAACTGAATGACCGAGATTCATTTGAGAAAAATAGACGTAAGGTAAAAAAGTTCAATAAGAAAATGAAAAGTAAGCAAGAATTTTCGAATCAATATGAACATGAACTTTACATAGATAATTATGAGTATTAGATTCAATCATAAACCCATGCAACTTGGCTACGATCTGAAAGCAAAATCTACTGTTGCAGGGAGATTGTATAAAACTCCAGAGGGTGTATTCTATCCTTCGGTAACAACAGTATTAGGTCATGCAACTAAGGCTGGGATTTTAGCATGGAGAAAGGCTGTTGGTGAAGAAGAAGCAAATCGTATATCTCGTCATGCATGTGCCCGAGGAAATGCAGTTCATAATACAGCAGAGAGATACATCAATAATGAAGAAAATTTCTTAAAGGAACAAACCATGCCTCATGTTATCCAATTATGGAATGCAATGAAAAAAGTATTGGATGAAAAGGTAGATAATATAATAATGCAAGAGGTGCCACTGTATTCGGATGACTTAATGCTAGCGGGAAGAGTTGATTTAATATGTGAATTTGATGGGGTTCTATCCATTGTAGATTTCAAGACATCTAGTAGAGTTAAGACAAGGGATCAAATTTCTGGGTATTTTAAACAGGAGTGTGCCTATGCAATCATGTTCGAAGAAAG